CGCCCCCGCTTAACCGGGGATAGAAAGGCCAGCCGAGCGGCTCCACCCCACCTGGCCCACATCGTTGCCGAGGTTGACGGACCACGGACCGGCGAGGCCACCGCTGCTGGAGGTGCCGCCGCGCAGAACGATGCGAGAGCCGCTTTTGTTGATATAAAAATAGTCTGCAAGATGGGTTCCGCTGCTGCCGCCGACTTCCTTTGTGATCTGCAGCCACGGGAACCGCTCATCCGCCTGCAGGTCCTTGGCCCAGCCATCGTTAGGCAGCGTGAGGGAGTCCAGCTTCGTGTAGTTCTCAACGCTCGACCAGTTGTAGTTGGTGTCTTTGCAGATGTAAGGAACACCGTCCACGATTTTCCAGTCGCACTCAAGCCGCCACTGGTTGCCATAGAGCGGGTTCTCAACACCGTAGAACACAAAGCTGTGTTTGCCGTCCTTGTTGCTCACAGGGCTGCCGCAGGTGGAGATCACGCTGTTGGCCGTGCCGGTGGACTGCATGATGCGCCAGATTTTGTGGTCGGTGGTCGTGGTCACAGGGTCGCCGGTGAAGCTGGCCTTCACATTGGCAGTGTCGCCCTCAATGGCCTCAATGGCGGTCACGATCCGGCGGTTGGCTACACTCTCATTTTCGTCGCCCGTGCCGATCGAGATCACATTGCCGACCTCCAGCACGCCCTTGGCGACCGTGACAGCGCTCTCTCCGGTGCGTGCGCCGGTGATGGCGATGTTGGTCGCATACAGGCTCACGCAGCCGTTGATTTTGCTCTGCACATGCCGCGTATCATACACAACGATCATCAAGTAGGCCAGCACCTCAAAGTCGGCGCTCGTGTCGATGCAGTACGTCTCGCCCCACAGCCGTGCCGCAGCCAAGAGCTGCGAGATCGTCTTGTTGCCGGTGCTGACAACGCCCGCGATGCTGTGCAGCTTGCCGTCCGCACCGATGCTGCCGGGGAAGGCGGGCAGGTAGCACTTCTGCTTGAGGGAGCCGTCCGCGTTCCGGAACTTCCGCGGTGCGCGGAATCCCGGCATCTGCACAGCCGACACGCGCGGATTGACATCCAGCATACCGGCCACATAGAACAGCGGCACCTCAACCAGCACCTCGCCGTTCGTGCCATCCTCAATGTAGCCGGGCTGGCCCTTGTAGGCATTGACCGTGACCGTGCCGTCCGCGTTCAGCGTGCAGCAGCAACGCCGCATGCCCGCCCACGGATACACGCCGTCAAAGTCATTTTGTCCTGCGCTGGTATCGATGCCGGGGGTAAACACAAACTCCGCAGCCGCCCCCGTCCGCGTCCCTGCCGACGTGCTGCCGGTGAACTCCACGCCGTAGAACGTAGCACCAACGGCAGACGCGGCGGCCTTGGCCGATGCAGCGGCAGCAGTAGCGCTCTGGCCCGCCTGCGTAGCACTGGCCTGTGCGGCAGCCTTGGCCGCGTTCGCCTCGGCCAGGTTGTTGCCCGCGTTCGCCAGCAGCGTGGCGAACTCCTCACGGGTGCCGGTGTAGCCGTGTGCCTTCGCATCAGCGTAGGCGGTCACAGCGCCCAGATCGGTGGTAAAAACAGAACTATCAGCCATGGATCTGTACCTCCAAATTCGTGTCATTGACAATAGCAAAATCAATCTTATCTTTCAGATTGGTCGTGCGCGTGTACATCAGATGCCCCGTGTCGGGGTCAACGCCCATCTGCATGTAGCCGTTGCTCAGCGCAGCCTGCCGCGCAAGCTCCACGCTTGCATCAACTTGTTGCTGCTTTTCGGTCACATCCGCTTGGCGCTCCTTGACATCGGCCTGGATCGTCTCCATCTGTGCCAGCTTGTCCGCCACGCCCTCCTCGATGACCTTAGTTGCCGCATCGCCCGCAGTCTTAGCCGCAGCAGCTGCATCATCCGCCGACTTTTTAGCCGCCGCCGCACTGGCGGCAGATGCCTCCTGTGCGCCCACGATGCTGGCCGCGCTGTCGGCCGCGGCAGTGGCAGAACCGGCAGCCTTTTTGGCCTCGCTCTCCGCGTTGCCCCGTTCAGTCAGTGCAGCCTTGGCCGCGTCAGCTGCAACCCCTGCAGACGCGGCCGCATCTTCAGCCTTGTCGGTCGCGTTGTCGCTGGATCCAGCAGCATCCTCTGCGCTCTTTTTAGCAGCCGCAGCGCTGGCAGCTGCACCGCCCGCCTCCTCGCCGGCCTTGATGGCGGCATCCTCAGCGGCCCGGTGCGCGTTTTCCGCGGCATCCTTGGCGGCCTGCGCCACCCGCACCGCGTTGTTGGAGTTCTCTAAGATCTGCTGCACCACATCCGGCGTAGGTGTGCCTGGGTTGTCTCCGTCAATGCCAGAGTGATCCCGGATGGAGTAGGGGAGATCTACAGTGATGCGCTGCAGCCCATTCGCGAGGCCCAGAAATACGATCTTGCCGCGGCCTGCGTTGTCGGCCGTTGCCTCAGGCGGCACTTCCAAGATGCCGTCCGCTCCGACTGTCTTTTTTGTCGCCGACCCGCCGGGTGCATGGAACACGGCCAAAGCCTCCAGGCCGCTCCACCCCTCTCCGAAGATGACGCGGACCTTTTCCGTGCCGTAGCTGTCCTTGGTTCCCAGCTCAATGCAAGGCGTGATCGAAAAGTTGCCCTCTACGACCACGTCATAGTTCATCAGTACAATGGTTTTTATGATGGCCACCTCCTCTTAGCTGCCATTTCCGCCAATGGGATACTCCACAATGATTGTGCCGGACTCTCTCGCAATGTGGACGCGTTGGCCGGCAGAGAATGTCACTGCGGCATTGTAGGGATAATGTTTTTCCGCCGGAGTCGTATCACCGGGCAAGATCAGCGCGATCCCATCGCTGTATACGGCGCTCACTGTGGCAATGTTCCCACTTTTAATCGTCGTCTCCAGCGCTTTGCGCTGTTGGTAATTCTCAATCAATACTGTAAAACACCTTCTTTGCCGTATGCGTCATCTGACCGCCCGGGACGCAGTCGAGCGTCCACTCCTGTTCTTCCAGCAGGCCGATTCCGTCACGCATCATTAAAATGCTGTCGTTCAGCCGATGCGGCTGTTCTGCATCGCCGCGGGAAGTAAACGAATAGTTTGCAGCGCCCATCATACTCAGCAGCATTCTGTTTTTCGCGTGTGTTTCCAGTGCTTCCTGCGAGGCGATCCCCTCCACAGTCTCGACATTTACGATCCTGCGCCCGCGGCGCATTATGCTCAGCGGACTGGTAGGGTTGACATTTTCCGCCACCGCCCGAAGCTCCTTTCCCAGATCGGCGCTGCTAACGATATCTACAAATACATTTGCAGCGTCAAATGTGTCCGCTTCAATACTCATCGGTATGCGCAGCAATGTCGATTCGTCCGGCCCGTATCGGTGCGTGCGATTATTGATAGAGGCGGGCTCCCATGGTTCGGCCACAGCCACACCGTTTCCATCAAAGTAGATGTCTCGGTAGTTGATCTCTGCCAGCAGCGCCGCAACAACGGCGTACCGCGTTGTGCCGATTTCCCATTCATGGTCCGTCATCAGAACATCGTCCGTGTCGGTAATGTTTACCACATTGATGCCCGCAGCCAATAGCTGCTCTCTTATCGCCGTAGTGTAACGCGTACCGGCGTGGATCATAAGCGTGCGCTCTAACACGCTCAGGTTGCGCAGCGCATACCCCTGATCGTATCCAGTCAGCTCCTGCGTCTTGTGCCCGTACTCGTCAACACTCTCGGGACATGTCGTAATGTTAAACAGCCCCAACGGCGTTCGGTTTGTGTTGTCTACACGGACCACGCTCAGCATATCTGTCAGCCAGTTTATATCCGCGTCCAGCTCCGCGGTCAGAGTTACCGTGCTCTTCACCTCAGCGCTGCCGGTAAAGCGGATCTGCGGGGTACAGTCCGTGGGCACCTGCAGCACCCGGTATGGTGCGCCGCTGCGCATGGCAATGAACTCATATCGGATCATACTTCACGGCCTCCTGCTGCGTCTCGGTAATGCTAAGGCTCAAAGGCGTGCAGCCGTGGTCACGGTTCTCCTGCAGATCTTTAAAGACGCCGATTGCCAAATGCCCTGCATGGTCCTTGTATACGACCACCTTGCCGGCGAGTCCGCGAAGTTTCTCAAGTTCATCCGTTGTTTTGAGTGCATACGCGATGGTGTGCGTAACCACCTGATTGCCGGCATCGTGCCAAACGGGGAGTTTTTTGCCCCAGTATTGCTGGTATGTGCCGCCCAGACTTGTGCTTTTTGCGTAATTCTGGTAGCTGGTCGCATACTTCAAAGCCAACCACTCATTGCCGTTCAACAGGCCGATGGCGGCATAGGGCACACTAGGCGCAGCCCTGACAGGTGCGCTGTCCGTGTAGTAGCCATCCTCGCCAAATACGCGCACAATATACTTGTGTTCCTGCGCACTGGTGCGGTCCATGTACTGCCCATCTTCACCTTTGGCTATCAGCACTCCATCGCGCAGGATGTAACCTGTGCCGCCATCCCAACGCAGCTGCACTTCGCCCCAAAGGCTTTCAGCCTGGCAGTTTACGGCACTGCCGGGCTGGTTCTTGACTTTGACCTCGCATTCTGCCCACGGGGATACATCTCCATACGAGTTATAAATCCTCACAGAAAGTATGTGCGTCCCGTCTGCCAGCACTTCGTCAGACTGCCATTCCTTCCCGGTGCCGTATCGTACACCCAGGCTGATGCCGTCCACCGCAACTTCATAACCGTCCTGCTCTTTGGCCTGCCACCGCATTTTTGCCAGCGGCTTGTTGTCATAATAGGAGATGATGGGGGCCTTAGGTGCTCGCCGTATTGCAAAGATTGCCGCGCCGGAATAGCTGCCGAACGCTCCGTCCGTATTCTTTGTGCGCACGCGCCAGTAGATAACGCCGCTGCTAAACGTGCCTGCGGCCGCTTGATAGCTATTGTCCGCATTATTCGCACTGGCCAGCACTGTGTAAGATGCACCGCTATCCGCCGAATAACTCAGTTCCCAGCCTGTCTGCGCCGTGCCGGTGACATTGGCATGCTGCCACACAAATGTGATGCCCTGCACAGCATCATCCATGTACTCGCCCGCGGGGCTCACCGCCACAGGCGTGCTGAGCGTGTCCAGCGTGGACACATTGATCGTGTCGCTGGTTACCTTTGTACCCGTATTCGCAATCGCCACAACATACCAGTCCAGTGTTGTAGCGCCTTCAGCAAAGGTGTTCGCGGGCACATCTGCATACTGCTGCGAACCGGCCACAGCAACCTCATGCCAGTCGCTCTCGTTGTTCGCCTTAAAGTGCAGTGTCGCACTCTGCTGCGTCACATCTCCGGGCCTGTCGTCGCTGTCAACGCTGAAGACCCAGCTAAAGCGGTTTGCAACTGCTCTGGGCGCGGACGCACCCGCCGCAGGCGTTGTTCCCTTTACGGAGACGGGCACCTCGACATTGGTGCATTGCACCCAGCTGGAAGTGTGTGTGGTTCCCACGCTGCTCTTGGCGACAACGCGCCACTGGTAGCTTCCTATGGGCAATGTGCCGCAATTGACACTCACATGGGTTGTGCCATCGCTGACGCTTGCAAAATCTGCCGGGTCAGCCATGTTGTCAGTCCGGTACTGCAAAACAGCGGACCCCTGCTGCAATGCACCACTGATCGCGCCGCTGGCAATACTGCCGGTGAACGCCCAGCTGAATACTGCGTCAAAGCCGTAGTATGTCTTGCTGGTGGGGCGCAGGTCATCGACCTTGGCGGTCGGGTATGCCAGCGACAGGGAATAGGTGGCGCTTTCCGCCACCGTTCCGGATCCGTATGCCCCCACCTGCACGCTCCATCGAATACCGCTGCCGCTTGACCATGCGGTAGTATCCAGGTCGAAGGATGTCGCACCATTGCTAAGTGTATAGGTCTGGCTGTTTCCGCCGTCCTGATCGGTAATGATGATCTTGCAGGTCGAGTTCCTGCGTTCAAAATCATCCTCGGCGTCTGTAGTCCACTGCAGTCGATACTTTGTGTACCGTGCAACGGTGCCGCTGGTTAGCGTCTGACCTGTTGGTGTAACAACACCTTGATAACTGACGCAATTTATATATGCGTCACTGCGGCTGGATCCGATGTTGTTGTAACCATTTTCCGCCTTTACAAAAACACCGTAGGCCAAAACATTCTTTTTCCGCGTCTGGCTAAAAGAATCGAATGCAAACCAACAATCTCCGTGTGGAAAATTGCTTTGCTCGCACACGCTGCTCGTGTCTGAATAATAGGTTGTGCCTGCACTGTTTCCAAGCGCATATCCTATAAGTTTAACCTTACGGTTGGCATCACCATAGGCAGGGATGCGAACCTGCATGCTGCCTATATAGCGGTTTGTGCTCCCCATCCCGGTATTGAACAACCACGAGCAATGATACGCCTGATAGTTAGCCAAAGGGTTTGTGCTGCCAGCCTTGTAGCTTCTTGTGCTCCAGCTGTGCGATTTCATGTCAATGCCCCCTGTCTCATGCTCATGGCTTCATTTTTGGCGATACTTACAATATCGTTGAACTCTTTCACATTCTTGGCATCAATGGTGATGCTCCCGATATTGATAGCATAGCCGCCCAGCATGCCGCGTGTCTGGCTGCTGTTGTAGATGCGTTCTCCGCCGCGCAAAGCAACCAGCTCCGGCCCGTTCTCACCCACAACAGCCAGTCCACCGCGCGCGCTGCGCGTGCCGGTGGCATACTGCGGCACCTTGCTGTTGGCTGCGCGCATCGTCCCCGTTGTAGCCGAAGATATACCGCTCATGGCGCTGTTGATTTCGTTTCCTTTGCCGATCAGGACAGCGACCACAGCCACCAGCGCAGTAATACCGGCAACGATCAGCATGATTTTTATATACAGCGGATCCATATAGCTCATAACGCTGCCGATCATGCTTTTCACGGTTCCAGCCGGCCCCTGCAATTCTTTAATGGCCTTCACCACAAGCAGCACTACTGTGGCGATGCTGGTAATAGAGATAACTGCCGTCAGCACCGGCGTTGGGATAGCGTTCAGAGCCTCGGCAAACGCAGTAATAACAGGGAGCAGCGCCTCCGCGAAGCTGCGTTTTACAGCATCTCCTTGCTTGTCCAGCTTCTGCATCGCATCATCCAGCTCACCAAAGCTCTGCAGCGTTTCATTATCGACAACGTAGCCAACCTCGTGTGCCTGCTCCGCAAGCTCTTTCAGTCTGCCGCTGCCGGCCTCGATCAGCGGGTTCAGGTCCGTTGCCGACCTGCCAAAGATATCCATCGCCAGCGCATCGCGCTCGGTCTCGTTTTTCATCTTGCCCAAGGCGTCAATGGTTTTCAAAAACACCTCATAGTTATCCTTGAGCTTCCCGCTGCTGTCCGACACTGTTACATGCAGTTTTTTAAATGCCTCTGCTGCGGAGCCTGTCCCGGTAGCCGCCGTCTGCATATTGTTGGTCAGCTTCACCAGACTGCCGCGCAGCGTGTCCGTGCTGACATCCACAAGCTCACTGGCGTACTCAAACTCCTGCAGCTGGTCTGTGGTCAGGCTCGTCTGCGTAGACAGCGTCAGCAGATCATCTGCTGTCTTGCTCATGTCCATCGTGGAGCTTGCCAGCGCTCCCGCCAGGCCACCGACCACGGTCACCGCAGCTGCACCGCTGGCCGAGAAGCCGTCCAGCTTGTCAACCGCGGTCTGCAAGCCGGGCGGCAGACTGATTCCCAGCGCATTGGCCAGGCCGTTGACCACATCCGCCAGGCTGGCGGTGGTCTTGTTGGTTCGCTCCTGCTGGTTGCTCAGTTCCTTCAGGAGGTTTTCCTGCTTGGCAACCTCTGTCTGGGCGCTGATCAGGCTTGCTCGCCACTGCATGGTCGTTTTACTGGACTCACCCTCACGCCGAGCGCTGTTTTCGTAGGCCTGCTGCAGCACCTGCACTTTATCCCGGTAGCTCTGCAAAGTCTGCTGTGCGGCCTCGTACCGCTGCTGCAGGGCGGCCTGCCGGTCGTCCATTTCGCGGGTCTGTTCGGTCACAAGCTGCATCTGCTGCTTATTTACCTTCAAGCCTGCGTTTACTTCGCTCAGTGCAGCCTTGAATTGCTGGTCATTTTCCACGACCAGGCTGACACCTGCTTTAGGCATCGACATCTGCAAGCCCCCTTTCCTGTGGCAGTTCAATACCATTCATGGCGCAGTATTCTGTAAACTGTGCAAGCAGTTCATCCAGGCTCAAAAACCGCGTTTCCCTCCGGGTATAGCCCAGCAGCCCCACCGCGATGTATTGCAGCCTGGGGAAATTTATGATTCGGTCGCCGTCAAAGTGCCGCTCGGGGACATCGTCAACCCAGATTCGCTCAGCATCGTCTTCATCGCCTGCAGCGCCTGACGGCCTGACCCGTTTTTTCCGTAAAACTCCATAAAGGCCTCTTCAACGCTTGCGGTCAAACCGCCTTGCAGATCGGAGAACGAAATGAGTTTTTTGACAACTCCAAGGCTCGGAGCCTCGTTATCTCGGTGATGCTCTTCGTTGTCAAGCTCAACGCCCTCGCGGATCAGCAGCCAAATGATATACGCTGCCTCTTCCGGGTCGTTCAGCTTTGCCACGATGGTGCTCAAATCAGAGTAGTGCTCCTGAAGCTCCTTAACATTCTGCAGGTCGAACAATGCCGGGTACTTGCGGCCTCGCAACGTAATTTCCGCCATAACCTCACCCCTTGATGTTCAAGAATGTTTTCAGTGCAGCCAGGGCCTCTTCGTATCCATCAAACTCCTGCTTTTTCACAAAATTCCCTTCACTGTTGCACTCCGCAGATCCTGCCAGCTTGGTCGTGCTGTAACTTGTGCTCTTGGAGGCAGTGCTGAGGTTATCGTCCACAGGGTCAAAGCTCGCGCGGTAATAGCCCACCAGGCGATACGCAAGCTTGCGGTCAGGCTTTTTCAGCTTGCCAAGCGCGGCAACGCGCACAAGGGCAGGCGTATCGCCCTCTTTGCGCTCAAGCGTCTTTGTGCTCTCATCATAGTGGTGACCGCACAGTTCCGCCTCATCTGCCAGACTCAGATAGCTGCGATCAATGCTCAGCTTCGCGCTGGGCGCGCCTGCATCGCGCTGCTCGCGGCGGTCGCCGGCCCACAGCTCGCTGCTGTCGCTGTCGTTTTCGCCGGCGTAGCTCACAACAGCGCGCGTGATCTTGCCATCGCCGAGGGTTTCCGTCTCAGACCCATCCGCGCTGGTCACCACAGTAATAGGGCAATAGCCATAGTAGGGAAGTCCGATATAAGCCATTATTGTGCCTCTCTTTCATTCCAGTCGCATCCATCATCGGCCTCTGCCTCAACGTATGCAACAAAGTGTTTTGTGTCGTTATCGTAGCCGTACTCGGTCGAGCCGATGATAAACCCGGCATCTCTGAAAGCACAGCGCATTTTTCTGGCGCAGGGCTGCGGCAGATCTCTCGTATACCATGCCGCGCGCACCTGCAAGTGTTGCTGCTCATCCAAATCTCCGGCGTATATTTCCGGCGCATTGTCCAAGACGCTCAGCACCACATAGCTGTCCGGCAGCGGATCCTCCTCATTTTTTACAAATGAGACATTGCTGCACACAGTTTCCAGCGCGGCCAAGGCCGCATCAATCATGGTCATAGCTTACCTCTCTGCCGCAAAACATCCTGCATCACAGTGCTAACAGCATCCTCGCAGCTGTTTGCGGCGCGGTTTAAAAACGGCTGCGCGGGCTCTTTGGCGGTGCCGTACTCTAGGGCCACAGCTTTCTGCATCTGTGCAACCTTGTTTGGGTAGTTGGGGCTGGATCCGTGTCCACTGTCGTAGCCGCTAAAGCTCACATCCAACCCGTAGCCGCCTCTTTTACGCTTTTTAGGTTTCCCGGCGCGGACACTGTCAGATAGATGCTTATTAGCTCGGCTGCTTTTGTGTTTTCCAACCTGCTGTTTCAGCGCATCCACCGCAATGGGGGCTGCGCTTTTCAACATTTCGGGCGCAATGGAGTCTAAATCGGCGAGCTTTGTCAGCTGCTCCGTAACTTCATCGCTCCACACAAGGTCCATCCTCACAGCGCCTCTCCTTTTGGTTGGGCCAGATTGCTGACGGTCAGCTCGACCGTGCTGCCGGTTTCATAAGCCCGTTGGACGCTGTAGCGGTTCCCGTTCCACTCGATCACGCGCTCCCCGCTGTATTCATCGGCATGCAGCACAAATACTGCGGTCAGGGTCGTGCCAGCAGCTTCAGCGGCGAAAAACTCGGCCCACTTCACGCTGCGGCGCTCGCCGTATACGGTGCGCACTTGGGTGTAGTGGTGCTCCAGTACACCCTGCACCTTTTTCGGGGTGTCCCGCAAAAGGGTGATCTGTTCCGTCCAGTACATGGGCATCTCCTTACTAAAAAAGCACCGCCGGGCATAGGCACTCCGGCGGTGCATCACAGCACAGCGCTCATGCGTCGGGCCAGTCTGTGTAGTTGGTCGTCATTCGCAGCTGCGCCTTCTGCTCATCGTAGGAGGCTTTCAGCTTATCGTAGTCGCCGGTCGGCCAGAAGTTGGCGCGGCAGTAGGTGATGACGGCACGGCGGATCAGCGGGTCCTGCGTGTCCAAGTTGGACACACCGGCCTGTTTCAGGTCAGCCAGGGCCGCATCCACCAGGTCGCTCACTTCCTGCGTCAGCTCCTCCGGCATATCCGACCGGCGCAGCGCTACCGTCACTTTGGACAGCAGGTCGTTGTCAGCCATGGGTCACAGCCTCCGATCAGGCGCTGGCCGGGATAGTCAGCGCAACGAAGCCGCCGGGGACGACCACATCCGCACCCATCTCCACATCACCGCGGATCGTGGACAGCAGCTTGTCAAAAGCGAAGTCATCGGAGACGGCGATCTCGTAGTCACTGAACAGGTCCAGCTTGAGGCAGCGCGGCACACCGTAGAACATGGTGGGCTGTGCCTTGGCGGTCTGGGCCGTACCGGCACAGGCGGTCAGGTTCTTGTTGAGGCAGTAGCGCACGCTCAGGCCGCCCTCCTTGATGATGCCGGTGTTGGGGTTGGCAGAATCCGGGGTAATCTCGTAGACAGCCTTTTTCTCGTTGGTGCCGCGCACATCGCCAAAGGCAATCAGATCCTTCTTATTCAGGAACAGAACGGCCTCGCCCTCAACGGCCTCATCGCCGCCGTAGTTCAGCGTCAGATTGCGCAGGGTTTTCTCGTTGATGGCGCCTTTCTTAGTGCTGTCCAGCGTGGCGTCGATGGTGTTCACGAGCTTGCTGGCTTTAAGCGCATCGGTCACAATGACGGATGCTTTCTTGCGCAAGCTGAGCAGGGCCTGGGCGCGGCACTTGGCGAAGTAGTTCACGGGGGTCTGCTTCTTGGCCTGCTTGCTGATCTGGCTCAGAACCGCCTCCGACTTAGGCGTGATGTCGATGTAGTCGTAGGTGGCCTCTTTGGTGGTGGCGGCAGCACCCTCGGTCTGATCGGCGGCAGCGTCGGCATCCTGCTTGACGTAGGGGATGCGGTCGGTGGACATACCGGAGCAGTCATCGACCCACACCATATCAATGATGCTGGAGACGCCGACACCAACGCGGTCCTGGATCTCGGTGTTGACCTCGGTGGGGGTCGCCAGCTTACCGCCGCTCACCAGGACGGCGCGGGTCTCATCAACCCCCAGGACGGCGCGGCGGTTCTCTTTGAACTGCTGGGCGCGGGTCTGGGCATCGGTGTGGGCGGTGGGGTTGTCCTGGGGCGCACCGGCACCGTCCGCAACCTTGGCGGCAATGCCGAGGCGGCGCTGCTCGGTCTCATACTGCGCGATGCGCTGGCTGATCTCATCGGCCTCGGCCTCCAGGGCGTCCAGGTCGGCACCCTCGGCGTTGACCTCGGTGCGGATTTCGGCAGCGCGGGCGCGCAGCTCCGCAATGGTCATTTCACTGGTTTTCTTTTTCATGGTTCACACTCCCAAAAGTTTCAGTTTGATTTTTGTTGCGGTATCCGCCCTTTGCAGTCTCTCCGCTTTAATTCTCTCGATCTCTCCGTCAAGGAATTTTCGGGCGCTGATCGACGTGGCGTCGTTGGCCGGTAGGCTCACGGCGCTCACATCGTACAGTTTCTTGATCTTGGTGATCGTGCGGTTCACGGTCACGGTGTTGTTTTCCAAATCGCGGGTGGTCTCACGCTTATCCTCGGCCACGGTAAAGCCAAACGACATCTTATCGGTGTAGCCGTCCTTGATTTCGGCAAACAGCTGCCGCCCGATCTCGGTGCCGCCCAGATCGGCAGTCACTTTCAGCCCGGCGCTGTCAGCGGCCAGGGCCAACGTGCCGTTTTTGGTGCGGGCAAAGACGCGGCCCTCATGGTCGTACTGCATGATGACGTCATCCATGTCGCAGTCATCAAAAGCGTGCGGGTCGATCTGCTCCATGATGCGGTAGCAGGTGCCGCTGTCGCCCCTGTACTCATACAGCAAATAGGGCTGGTTGAACGTACAGGCGTAGCCCTCCACTTCCTGCTTGGAGTCCGGCGCGGCGGGGTCAGCGGTTCGGACCTCCAGCCGCATGGCGCGGTATTCCCGGCCGTTGTTCAGTTTTTTCAGAAGTTTGTCATGATTTTCCACTGGTAAGGTCGTCTCCTTTCTTAGTCACGCTGCCGTCGCTGCCCAGCAGGTAATACTCGCCGCGGATCGTGTACGCCTGCCCCTGGCCGTCCGGCAGGGGAGGCAGATTCCAGATTTCGCGTATCTCATCGCGGTTCATAATGCCGCGATCCGCCATCTGGGCCGATACGTTCAGTTTTTCGGTGTTGCTCATGTATTGCAGCCGGTTGGCTGTCGCTATCAGCAGCGTGCCGCCCGCGCGTTCGCGCTCGGTAAACAACATTTTTGTGGCGACATCGCTGAACTGGATGGAAAACGGCTCGATTTTACCCTCATAGAACGCGCTCCAGGCGTCGCCGTAGGCGCGGTTTTGCAGCACATCCTCGTTGGTGCCGAAGTAGTTGAACACATTGGTGTTGATGCGCTCCATCTCATCGGCGGCCACAACATAGGGCTTGGCCTCCAGCTGCTTGATGTCCGTGTAGGTGTTGGGGAACAGCAGAATGCCGCCGCCCTCGCCTTGCAGGTTTTCCCGGCTGAATCGCTTACGCTCTTTTTTCAAATCCTTATCGCTGGAGAAGTTGTTCATTTTGGCGGCAAAGCGGAATGTCGCACCGTTTTTGACGGCCTCGGCAATGCCTTGGTTTTGCAGGTTTACCAGATCCATCGTGGGCGTCAGCGCGTGGTTGTTCTCGCCGAAAATATCGCTCTTGTACTGGAATTTTGTCATAATGCCGCACCGCGCCATTTCAATGGCGGCGGTCTGGCCGCTGCGGAATGTATAGCGCAGCCAGGGCGCGGCCCCATACTGCACGATTTCACAGCTGGACGGCAGCACGGGGAACATGCCAACGGTCTCACCAAACTCATTGATGACCGGCACAATAAAGGCGGTGTTTTGCACCTCCAAAATTGTGCAAAGCCTGTACAGGAATTGTCCCCAGGTCTGCCACTCATTCGGCCCCTGCCGGAGCCGGGTTTGCAGTTTCGGGTTTGCGGGTCCCTGCACGGTGACGCTCAGCTTGCTGGCGTGGGTGGCCGTGGCGTGGATCGCGGCGCGCACGATCTCGCTCTCATACAGCTCGCCGCCCCAGGTCAAAAAGCTGGGCGTGTAGCCGTCAAGCGTTGTCCAGAATCCAGACGCGAGGCTCTTGGCGGCTATCTTCCCGAAAATTGATTGAAACAGTCCCATGCTCATCACCCCGCGTTCTTTAACTGGCCGCCGATTTCGGCGCACCATTTCTGCCGCACCGTCATCCCATCCATGAGCGCGGCGCAGCCGTCAATGTGGTCGGCGGCGCTCATCTTCACAAGTTTACATCTGCCGCTGTCGTTTTCGACTTTCAGCGCCGTATTCAGCAGATGCACTTTTAACAGGTCGTTGTCTCCGATGTTGATGGTGCCGTCTTTCAGCAGCCCCTCAACTTCTCGGATCACCGGCGTCAGGTTGAACCCCTGGAATACATCGTCCATGTGGAATCCGTATTGCTTCATATCCTGCACGAGGTACTGGGCCGTGTATCGGTCATAGCCGACCTGCAAGGGATAAATTTTGTACTGCTCTATCAGCGTCCTGAACCAGTTGTAGCAATCGTGATAGTCCACAAAATTGTCACCGCTCAGCGTGAGGATGCCGCGCTGCACATACGCCGCATAAGGCAGTCCGTCCCGCTCGGTGGCCTCTTGCAGCTTCTCGGCGGGGAGGAAGAAGTGCGCCAGCACATTCAGCTTGCCGTTTTTCTCAATGATCGCCACGCAGGCGGTCAAATCGGTTGTGCGGCTCAAGTCGATGCCGCCCACGCAATAGCAGTTTTTGAAGTTGGCCGGGTCGATGTGCGCACCGCAGGCGCGCTCCACAACATCGGCGGACAACCAGGCAAGGCTAGAGTTTTGCTTGATGTTGCAGTATTTTGTTAAAAACTCGGCCCGCTTGGACAAACTGCCCTCTGCAATGGCGATCTCCTCCAGCAGGTAGCTGACGCTGATACTCACGCCCAGATTGGGGTTGGCTTTAGCCAATTCGTTAATATCGCTCCACTTGGCAGGATCGTCGATCATGTACAGAAACGGCGCAAGGCGCGTTTCTCTGGAATCGCCCAGCAGGAACCGAGTGGCACGCTTTATCAGTTCATCATAGATGCCCTCGTTCACATAGCCCGCCGTGCTGATCGCCAGCAGCATGGGCTGTGTACGCGCGCCAAAACTCGACTTGATGACCTCGTAGAATTTCAGCCCGGCATCACCGGGCCAGCTTGCGACCTCATCGGCCACGCACAGGCTGACGTTGAGGCCATCCGACTTTTTTGCGGAAAACGCCAGCGGCTTGGCGCTCGTGTTGCTGTTTGCAATGTAGATGTCTGTGCGCCGTTTCTTGCTCAGCTGGCTCAGCTCTGGGTCCTTGCTGAGCATCTGATAATAGGCATCGTAGCACAGCCCCGCTTGCTCCAGCTTAGGCGCGGCAAAGTAGATGCGCCCGCCATACTCGCCGTCCAAAAAACTGCAATAGGCAGCAATGGCGGCGGCCAGCAGCGTCTTGCCGTTTTTTCGGGCGATGATGACGACGACCTCGCGGAATTGACGGTGATCGGTGTCATCCATTACGCCGAACAGTACCGACAAAAGCGCCTTTTGCCAAAGCTCCAGCACAATCAGCTGGGGAGCCAGCGCGCCCTCATGGTGTCGGCAGAAATTTTCCACAAAACGGATCGCTTTCTGCGCTTTTTTGGGGTCAAAGTGAAACAGCCCTTTTTCCAGACCGTCCACAACATACTTGTACCAGACCTTGATCCAGCGGCCCACGATGATGGTGCCGTCCGTGATTTTCTGGTAATACTCGTAGATGTAGTTATTCACGGGCCAGCTGCTCCAGTCTGCTCTCACGCTTTTCCGGGGGCAGCAGCTTGCCCAGGCGCTCGGTCACGGTGTTGTAGTTCTTGATGAGGCTGTTGTAGGCTTGCAGATCGGCGCTGGCTTTTTTGCCGTACTGGTTCGCGCCATTCATGTACTCCTCGCTGCACCCGTCAGCGTTGATGGATTTTTGCAGATCGTCGAGTGTGATTTTCATAAATGCCGCGTTCTGGATCAGCGGCTCTACAATCGCCATCTGATTTTTAGGCAGGTCGGCGTAGTGCGCCATGATCCTGTTGTACTCCTCTTGAATCAGCGTAGTTTTTGCTTTTCTCCCCACAACAACACCCCCTTTACACTCTTTTCAGTGCTTTTCCGAACTTTGGGGCCCGGTCTACCACACCTCCGCTCGTTTTTTCGACCGGGGGGAGGTCACCACCTCGACGTCACTCGCCCCGCCGGGTCCACACGGTATCTACGCCGCGCGCCGTGGCGCTTTGCGTGACAGTCACGGCACAGCAGCCTCAGGTTGGACCATGACAGCGAGACCGCCGGATCGTTAATGTTGTCCGGCGTCAACTCTGTCATGTGGTGGACTATCTCACCGGGGCGATACAGCCCCTTAGCCAGACAATCCTCACACAATCCGCCCACGCTGGCGGCGTACCCGGCACGGCACTGCTGCCATGCACGGCCCTTGTAGAATCCTCTTGCAAACTCTTTCATGTTTCCCTGTGTCCACATTGGACACGCTGGCCCGCCGGGCCTTAGATTGTTTCATAGATGCCCTTGGCCGGACTTGAACCGGCACACCTCAGGCTCTTGCCATTGAGCTACAAGGGCATAAAAATAGCCCGGCATCTCAACCGGGCAGGGGACTTATACACAGCGACGCGGCAGACAACCGCGCAGTCCCCCTGCTGTCAGGAGCATCACTATGGACAGCAACACAAAAGCCGCAAGGCGGTTTCCCGTTCCTTACGGCTTTTGATGATAGTATTATAACATGGATTTTTGGCTTTTTAATGCACGTTTGCGTCCCACGATTTGAATTTTCTGTATCCTTCCTCTAACTGATCAAAATTCATGCTCAGCAAACCATTAAAGCTTATTTTGCATTCCTGCATCTTACTTGTATCAATTTTGTAAAGATGTGTTTCTTCGTACACGATGCCCATATCTTTCATAAAAGCAAGAACTCGCTGCTTTATCGGGTTGTTTCCAACAACAACATTATCTATACGTTCTATATGCTTGGCAAGCGTATCCTTACTGTGCGATCTAAATTCCACAAGAATGCAGCGAAGTGCATGCGTAAACTTTACAATATCAATATCGCTTGAATCATCAAAGTCATATTTGTATCTGAGAAGCTTGTAATAAGGTGCAATGTCAGGCATGGAAACCTTCAAATTTTCGTCACACACAATTTCAATACGCTGTGGATTCCCAACAGAAGGTTCACTTGTACAAATCAAACATCCATTTGGATTCTTTGCCTCTATCAATAAGTGTTCCGTTTTCCATTTTATCCGCTTACAGATAATCTCAGAATTATGAATAGAAGTATCAGCCTTACTGCGGCCAACACAAACCGTGAAATTGGGCGCATCTATGCTAACATTGTACATTCTATCAAAACAAAGCTCAGGATCTTTAGGAAAATCAATAATCATGCCAAACTCTAACTGTTTAGGCTGAGACTCTCTTCTCGATGCGACCATTCCCAGCATCACATTACCACGTATAACATTTTCAGCCGATTTTTTTTCATCTTCATCCAGAGGTTCAGTATATTGCAAATAAGATTTTTCCAATGCATGCGCTTTTGAACGATAAGATTCGTATATATAAGAAATGTGGCTCGAATGGATGGTATTGTTGCAAAGATTTAAATAACAATCTGCAAAAATCGGGGAGGGTGAGAAATTGTCTCCTTTGGATTCGTCCAAGTACATTTGTGCAAGTGGAGCTCCGTCAGGACTTAAGATGAGCTTTGCGAGCGTATAATCTCTAAATGCAGGTCCAGTAAAATGAATTCCCTCAGTCTGAAGTGCAGAACCTTTTACATAGTTTTGAATAAATGGATGCTGCGGCAAAAAGGATTTCAGAAGCGTTTGATATTCATCTATAAGCTGCGAAGGCAAATTCATCTTTTCGTAGGCATTGTACGGCGTATCGCCGAATAGTATATAAAACACAATCCGGCTCAATTGTTCTTCGGGTGAATAGACGGTTTTCCATTCTGTAAACTCCGGATGCTCACTTTTGCACTTGTTGGCAAACGCATCCGTTACCTTATCCTGTTCGCGTTTAAGGAGTGCGTTCATAATCTGGATGATGATGTCTGTGCAATTTTCCTTGCCGGTTAACTTACTTATAAGAATCGCAGTGTTGCTTGTTCCCTTGATTTCCGAAGCAATCGCCTGGAGTACCGGAGCGTAGCCGAGAAACGAAGCTTTTTCGTTTGCTGATATGCTATTCAGAATAGCATTGTAATATTTTTTTATGCAATCTTTTTCAGCATTCGTTACAGAACTTTCACCATGCCCTCTTTTTTCAACCTCTCTTTTCTTTAAGTTTTCAATCTGTCCCTCCATAAAATTGACAGCTTGTGTTTCTTCAAAGAATCCTATTTCATAGTGCTGAAGCGCTATATCATTTTCAGCGCAAAGCGATGCGATAAATTGAGCCGTTTCTGTGCGGGAAAACATAAACACACAGGGAACTGTGGCACCATTAACACAGCGCTCTAAATCTTCGATAAACTGCTGGACAGCGGTTCGCCCAGAAATTGCTTCTGCCTCATCGAATGCGTCTATTACAAGTGCTGTGTTTCCATTCTTAAGATCGGTAGTAAACCGTGAATAATCAGCCGCTCCCACCATTTTAAGAATACTACCATCAAAAGTGTTTTCACCGAGCTTTAATTTTGACGTATCCCAATAGATAGCATTATGAGTATATGCAATATGCTTTGCAAGGCAGCTCTTTCCGGTGGCTCCCGGTGCCGAAAACAGAATAAAGTGCGGATTTAAAGTAGAAATTTTATTGTTCGTTTTTACCTGCTCAAAAGACGGGGCCACATAAAAGACCTCATCATCAATATATCTCAGATAATTTGATACATCACTGTTAATAGTATAGCGTTTGCACGTTCCAAGGCTTTGAAGAATTGTATCTAATGTCACTTTTACATCCTCCTTCCAGGAATTCAAGAAATCATTTACATTGTAATCCCGTAAGAAGCTCATGTCAAATACCTCCAGCACTTTTTATTATATTTATACATGGTAAAAAAGATGTATAACCTTTAGAGCAGTCCAAACTTTCTTGCCACACATCGTATAAACGCCCCATGCCATTCGGCAAGCTTCCGTTCAGACCAGTGCATTTTCAACGATGCACCTGCTAATGTATATGCCTTCATCTTATCCCAGAAAACCAGCTTGACCATCTCCAGTCGCTCCTCACCGTTTGGCAAGGCCCGCGTCTCCTCAATAGCCTGCCGCACGGCTTCCAGTTCCCGTCGGTTGATCTCCGGCAGCTCCCGCAGGGCGGCGTCGGCTACAGGATCACTGGTCTGGCCGTGGGCCCCAGGCATCCCGGTCAGGTTTGGGGACATCTTTGTGCGGCGCAGTTCTTCCTGCCGGGCACACAGTTCCGGGTAGCGGCGAATCATGCCTTTTACATAAGGCCACCAGTCGTATCGTGGGCTACTCAATCGCCCTCACCTCCATGCTTATACTCCATGTCAATGCCGACCACCGCATCGACCTGCAGCGCCATCGTCCGCACATCGGACGGCAGGCCGCGCTTGCTCTGGTTGTACATGCACTTCACTTCTTCTCGCTCCTCTCGATGTCCTTGGCAATGTAGTTCTCGATGGCGGCGCCGGTGCTATACCAGCGCTTGTACCACTCAAGAGCATTGACATCTCCGTCCCGGCCTGCGCGCTCACCGTTCGGCCCGAGGCGCACCGCAAAGCACTCGCGGTATTGAAAGCCGTCCACATGGCCGGAAAAGCGTGTCAGATCATCCACGGCAATGATAAGCCGCCCGCCGTCTGCCATCTTCCGCTCACGGATCGTCAGGCCCAGCTCCTTCAGCCGCGTCACAAGCGGCCAGCTGTCGAACGCCTCCAGCTCCTGCCGGGCCAGCGCCTGCCACTTTCCGGCCTCCTCCTGCCGGGCACGCTCCTGATCACGCTTGCCCTTCACCTCGGCCTTGTACGCCGCCAGATCGTCCTTGTTGATGTACAGACGCTTGGCGGCATCGAACAAATCTCGTGTAGTGAGTGAGCTTTCGGCAATAACCTCGTTTGTATCCGCCGGGTCCAGCATCCTGACGCGAAAGTTGTAACAACCAGAAGGCTCAATGCGCAGCAGCGCATCCGTCTCGCCCTCAGTCAGATCCAGCGTCACCGGCTCCAGCTTTCGGGCATCCAGCCTGTTGTCAGCGTAGTTCCATTCGCTCTTGCGAACATAGTCGAGCTTCTTAAACTGGTCGGCCAGACCGCACTCGACCAGATACTTGATGGCCGCCCGCCGGGCCATATCGGTGATGGGCGGCATACTGGCGTACTTGATTTTGGCGTATTCGACCTGCTGCACCTTGTAAAGCTTGCTGCACTCATAGGCCCGCGTCATGGTGATCTCGCCGCGCTCCACCATCGCCAAAACCTCCGGCACGCAGTTGTTGGCAATGGCATTCAGCCTCCCCAGCGTGCCGGTGCCATCGCCGGTGATGCGGCTCATCTCATCACGGATGCGGCCATCGAGCGCGCCCGCCGCCTTTTTGCGTTCGAGTGCCTGCTTGAGTGCCCGGTACTGGCGCAGCCGCTCACCGTCGGTCAGTTCGCGCGCCGTGGCGTTGGAGGTTATCAGCGCGATGAGGTCGTCATCCTCACCCTGGCTCTGGCGGATAACGCAGGGCAGGACCTCAAATCCGGCCACGCCCTCGGCAGTCAGTGCCCGGCAGGCCGTCCAGCGGCGGTGCCCTGCGATCAGCATGTACCTGCCGCCCTTGGCAGGCAGCACCTCCAGCGGGCTGCGCAGGCCCCGCTCGGCAATGTCCGCCTTGAGCATCGACACATCGCCGATCTCGTAGATGCTGTTTTCCGGGTTCGGCTCGATGTCTGCCGCCGGCAGCATGACGACCTGCATTTTCTGACCCGCCGGGGCGTTGGCTTTTGTGCTGCCGAGAATGTCGTTGATAGAAAACCCCTTGCTCATCGCTCAGCCCTCCTTGTGCGTGTCCATCTTGGACACGGCCTCATCGACCTCATCTGCCAGGCATCCGTAGTCCAGCGCTGCCGAGCAGTCCGGCTTGTACACCCGCAGCGGCTCGTGCGCGCTTTTGGCCTCGCTGACCTTGACCGTGTAACGGATAACGGTGTGCAGCATCTCAATGCCCGCCTCGTTCAGCTGGTGAACGACCTCGCCCGCGTACCGCGTGCGGCGATACTTTGTCATCAGCGCGCCCATCACCTTGAGGTGCGGGTTGTAGTACATCTGCACCTGCTCGATCTGGTCCATGATCTCCTGCATGCCATCGCAGGCCCACTCATCGCAGTCGACCGGGATGATCACCCAGTCCGCAGCCGTCAGCGCGTTGATGCTGCCCATGTCCAGATCCGGCGGGCAGTCCATCAGGCAGTAGTCGTAGCTATCGTCCAAAGTTCTCAGTGCATCCCGCAGATAATACTGCCGCGGTCCGCTGTCCATCAGGATCGTGCGGTTTGCCTTGAGCATCCGCATGTCGCAGGGGAGAAGGGCAACCGCCGGGATCGCCGTCTCCACAATGGCGTCCCTCACCATGGCCACGCCCAGCAGCACAGACGCCACGCAGGGCCTGTCGTAGCCGGCCACGCCAAAGAACTTGCTCGTGTTGCCCTGCTTGTCGAGGTCCACCACCAGAACGCTCTTGCTCTTGGCGGCCAGCTCGGCGGCAAGGTTGCAGGCGGTGACGGATTTCCCGACGCCGCCCTTGAGGTTGATAATTGCAATGCTGATCATAGTAATCCTCCTGTCCCGCCGGGGCGGCGGGTGTTATTGCGGCCAGTTCATCTGGTCGATTTCTTCAAAATCCTCTTTAGGGACAGGCTGCCATTGATGGTATTGGGGCTGCCATCTCATGGACACAACGCCCGTCGGCCCCTCGCGGTTCTTGGCGTACATAACAGCGGTATCTTGATAGGCGTCCTCGCCGCGCAGCTCCTTGCTGTCCTCGGGCTTGCGGTTCTCTACAAAAATAGCGCTGTTGGCGTCCTGCTCGATCGTGCCGGAGCCGCGCAGATCCTCCAAATTGCAGAAGCGGCCCTCGTTGCCCTTCACGCCGGCGCGGTTGATCTGGCACAGCTCCACAACCACGATGCCCATTTTCATGGCGGCCACTTTCAGCCGTCGGGTGATCTCTCTGATACTCTGATACTCGGTCTGCCGGGGGTCGGTGGGGCTTAACAGTCCGATGTGGTCAATAAAGGCGATGTCCGGCTTGTGCTGGATCAGCTTCGCCTCCAGCCCGTCAATCGTCAGGTTGCTGTCGGCGTCCAGCATCATGTTGTGATGCTGCCGGAGCCGGGCGGCGGCGTTGTCGATAATCTGCCGCTCGTGCGGGTCCAGATTCTTGTTGGTGATCTTGCCGGAATCAATCCGCGCCACTTTGGACAGGATGCGGTCCATCAGCGCCTCTGCCGTCTCCTCCAGGGTCAAGTAGTAGACCTTGTATTTTTTGGACAGGCGTGACGCCAGGTTGAGCGAAAAGTCCGTTTTGCCGCACCCAGGCCGCCCGGCCACAACGCACACACGCTGCCGACCAAAAACGCCGTACCTGTCCAATTCGGGCCAGCCCAGTTTTAGGCTGTCGTCAGGCTCATCCAGGCGGGCCAGGGCGGAATCAAGCACCGCATCGAAGTCTCTGGCCGTGCTGTCGGTCTGGGTGCTGAGGATTGCGTCCTGCATCGCCAGGGTGCGGCGCAGCTGGCGGCAAATGCCGTCACTGTCCATCGCATCTTTAGCCAGGCACTTCATCAGATCGCCGCTCAGCAATCTGTAGCGGTGATCCTCAAGTATCTGTGCTGCATAGCTGCCGATGTTGGAGACGCTGGGGCAGGTCTCGGCCATCTGCATGACGGCCACTTTCACATCATCCGCCGGGCGTCCGTTGGCCGCTGTGTTAATGACCGTGATGACATCCACTGGGCTGCCGCTGTAGATCAACTGCTGGATCGCCGCGAAAATGTCGTGACAGACGCCATCCTCAAACATAGCCGGGACCATTCTTGTGACGTAATTCCGCGCGCCGTCCGGGTTCATCAGCGCCGCGCCAAGAAACGCGCGTTGCGTTGTCTGCTGGCGGGTCAGGTTTGCTTGTTGCATCGTTCAGCCTCACAAAAAATCAGTGATGTCGGTGTCAGGCCCGATCTCACGCGGGCGGTCTGCCGTGTTGGCGGGGCGCTGGGCCGGGGCTTTATCCACAAAATCATCTTTCAGGGGGAAAAGCCCCTCCCAGCCGCGCAGAATGCTCTGCTCCAGCACGGCGGCCATGTAGCCGTAGCGGTCACGGACGCCAGCCTCATCGGCTAGGCGTTGCAGGGTAGAGCATACGAGCTTGGCGGCCCTGGCCGTCAGCGGATGCTTGCCCGCCGCGCGGGCGGCGGCAAAATCTTTCAGCGCTTGGCGCAACCGCTCCCCGCATCCGTCCGGGAATCCATTCAAGAGGATGCTCAAAACGTCCCCGTTCTCGCGCGCCCGCGCGCCCGCGTTAATCTCTCTTGTATTAATATTATCTTGTAATAATCTACCCGCATTTTTTTGCGGGGGGTCTGCGCATTTTTTTGCGGGGGTCCCCCCGCAATTTTCTGCGGAGGTGGCGCAGATTTTTGCGGGGGTCTGCGGTGCTATCGTCATCCCAACCAGCGGGCAGATGCGACGCTCGGCGCGCTGCTCACCGGCACCGCCGCCCACCTGGATGATCTCAATATAGCCGCAATCCTGCAAATGCTTCAGCCATCCCTGCACTGTTCTGGTACTCGCATCATACAATCTCTCAAAATAGGCGTTGCTGGCGTAGCAATAGCCTTTTACGTTTGTCAGCCCTACGATCTCGGCATACAATAGCTTTTCGCTGGGCTTTAGGTTCTTGTCGTACCGCACAGCGGCGGGGAGCGTTGCGTAAAAATTCGGTGTTTCCATCTTCAAGCTCCTAAAAATGGCTGACCTTAATACAGGGGTGCGCCGCGCCCTTTTTTGGCGCATCCCTGTAAGGTCTTTTTTCAGTTTTCAGCGGTTAAAACGGCAGATCGCCCTCATCCTCAATCATGGCGAAGTCGTCACCCGGCCCCTGGTTGTAGGCCGGTGCCGAACCGGTGACGCGTGGCTGGCCCGCCGGGGCAGAGGAGCCCTGGGCGGCGTTGTCCGCCTTGCTGCCGCAGAAGTTGATGTTATTGGCCACAACCTCCAGCACGGTGCGGTTGGTGCCGTCCTTGGCTGTGTAGGTGCGGCTCTGGAGCCGTCCATCCACCGCTACCATCTGGCCCTTAGTGAGCCATTTATAGGCAAACTCGGCGGCACGCTCCCATGCAATGACGGGAATCCAGTCCGCCACGCTCTTGCCGTTGGCGTCCCTGCGCCCGCGATCCACAGCCAGGGTAAATGTCGCCACCTGCTTGCCGGTGGTCGTCTGGCGCAGCTCCGGGTCCCGGGCCAGGCGGCCCTGCAATGCACAGATATTCAGCATCAGACCAGCACCACCACGTCGCCGCGCTCGACCTGGTCGGCGAGCTTTTCGGCCAGGTAGGCGGCAATGCTGCGCTTGGCCTCCAACTTCCACGCACCGCCGTCGGCCTCGTACAGTGCCGGGTGGCCCTCTTTGTCAAGGCGCAGCAGGAAATCACTGACAGGCTGTTCGACCTCGAGGAAAGTGCGGTAGGGCTGCAGATGGACGATGGGCTGCACCGTCTGCTGCTCCTTCAGCACCGCGCCGGTCTTGACGCTGACCTCCTGACTGACGCCATTGTCCACAGTGGACACGCCCTGATTGACGTCAATGCGGCTCAGCAGGGCCAGCAGGTAGTCACGGTCTGTGGTAACGGCATACAGGCTCTGCAGCTCGACAATGGCCTGTTCCTGGCTCATGCTTCTGCCGATGGTCACGCCGGGCACGTCCGACATTGCCTCATACAGCGGAAAGCGCTCGTAAGGGTTGCGCAGCTCGCCGCCGTTGTAGGTTGTTGCTACCGTGACCTTGCGGGCGCTATCCACGCGGACATACAGCATCCTGCCCAGGGTAAGCCCCTCGGTCAGAATGAGCTTGACCAGCGCGTCCAGGGTGTCTACCTCGTAGACGGTCGGCGAGAACTCCTCGGCCTTGACTTCCAAAAGCGCCTTTGAGCAGAACTTGTGGCCGTCGGCCTCCATAGTAAAAGGCCGCGCCAGGTCGGTGATGCGGTCAATCGCGTCACGCAAAAAACTTGTTTCCATGGTGGTTTCTCCTTTTCTTGTATTTAGTATCCGGCACGGCCTACGCGGGTCATAGCCGGTACGGGGGCTTCATCGCCGTCCATGTCCACCTGTCCGGGCACCTGCGGCGTCATCTCGGCCAGCAGCAGGCTGCCGTCCCGCGCCTTGGTAATGCACAGGGATGTGCGCACCGGCTGGATCGGCGCGAGGGTGGTCTTTGCCTGCGCGTCCATGCCGATCTGCTGGCGGTAGTCGTCCGGTGCAAAGGTCAGCGTGATAGTGATCTTGCGCTTGGCCGTTGCGTTGGTGTTGGGGTCCATGATGTTCGCCACGACCCGCTCAACCTCATAGTCAGTGATTTCAGCGATGGCGCCCATCGCCATCTCCAGCACACTCTTTTTGTTTACGATTTGGGGCATTACTCATCACCTCCAACTTTTAAGCCCTCTCCCTGATAATGCCGCTTCATCAAGATATAAGAGGCCTTCTCGATCTCAAGGCCGTCAGGGTGTTCTCTACGCATCCTCTCGATCAGTTCATCGCGCCAGAAATGCAGAGCCGCGCACAAAAAAGGGATATCCTCGCCAGACAGTCCCGCCTCGCCGTTCAGCGCCGTGAGGACGACCTCCAGCGCCTCTTCATGGACGGCATACATCTGTTTCTCGCTTACTTCTCCGCCCAGAATTTTCGTCTGAATAACGTTATCGAAGCTGTGCAGCCGGGACTTATACCGTGCATCCATTGTTTGCATCCTCCTAAAAACTAAATTTCTTCTCCGAACACCTCGGCAAAACTGCCGGGGCCGTGGAGTTCATCAAAAGCAAATTGTGCTGCCTGTTCCAATACCCGCCGGGCACCGGGGTCAAAATGGACGCCTAGGGGCGGCTCATTGTGGTGGTTGTGGCACAGCCAGACCTTGAGGCCGTACCGCTCAGACAACTCGCGCCGTCCGCGCCCGAATAGGATGTGATGCTCCTCCAGGCCGCGCGTGGTGCGCAGATTGTAGCGCTTGCGGCACAGGTAGCACTCTTTATCGCTTTGCAGTATGCTTTTTGCCACGACGCTCCTCCAGTCCGTTGACGGCATCCACCGCCGGGTGCACATCACCAACAGGCAGCTCCACCGTCGTCCAGCGGCAACCGCACATCATGCAGACGCGGCGGCGGTATATCCGCCGGGTTCCCTTGGCGCGGGTGTCGATGACGCGCACCTGGCTGCTGTTGCACTTAATGCAATCCATCGGCACGCCTCCAGTCTCGGTATTGCTCGGTTGTCTCGGCATCGTCAACACCGGCCTCGGCCAGCCGGTCAAATATTCGTTCGATGAAGTCGTGCATCTGCTGCCGGTCAAAGTTGCTGCTGCCCAGACCCAGGCGGGCCATACAATAGCCATCGTCCAGCAGCTCCACCATCTGCACAACGCGGTATGTGTTGCGCAGGGCGGGCAGGGCCTTGACCGGCACGCGCCGGGTCTCGACCTCTGCGCCGAACTCAGCCAGCAGGTCAAGATAGCACTGTTCGGCGGTCACCCCGCCGGGGGTGTCGCCGCTCAACGCCAGCGCCAGCCTGTTCAGCAGCGCCCACATGAGGCGGTTCTGATCCAGTGTGCGCTTGTTCTTCACCGGGCGGATGTCGATCTCCACACATAGGGGCTGCCCCCGCGCGCGGCGCTCCAGTTCGGCGTGCATCCGCTGGGCCTCCAGGCGATACGCACCGTCAATCGTCAGCCCGTCCATGTCGTTGACTAAGGGCTGGCCCGTTGGGATGTACCAGGCGGCCACATGGGCGATCAGCTGGCTTGCCATGTGATCACGCTCCCATCGCGCTTGCGCACCCTCAGCGATGCCACGCTGCCGTCACCGTTGTAGGTGATGTCGTCCAGAGTGAGGGCGTCGTCCAGAACATAGCGCTCAATGATGTTGGTGCCGGGCTTGCCCTGAGGGACGATGTGGGCCTTGCTGGCCGGGATGCGCAGCGGCGGCAGATTCAGCACCCCCGCGCCGATGCTCCAGGCGGCAGCAGCGGCCAAAAAGCTGCCGTCTGCCTCGTTGGTGGGCGCGTCGCTGCTCACGCGGTAGGTGCTGGGGCAGGGGGCGTCCTTTGTGATGTCGGCCAGGGCCACGGCGCAGTACAGATACCGCCCACAAACGTAGTGCCGTACACTGTAGCCAGCCAGCCCGCCGGGCATACGCTCACAGCACTCCTCCAGATGGGCGCGCACGGCGTTGACATCCGGCCACAGCTTGATGCGCACGCCCTCGGCGTCCACCTCCAAGATGCTGAGCGTGACCTCGTCAGCTGTCAGCAGGGCGAGGTTTTTGGGGGTCTCATTCTTCTCCATGTTTATCCTCCATTTCCGGGCCGATGTAGACACCGGCCTCATTATAATTGCTAGGATCTGAGTAGGGTGTGCCCCAACCGCACATCGCGCCATTGTACATAGCGGCGGCTTGGGCACGGCTAACACCAGCAGCGGTGTTCAGTTCGTCTATACATGTCTGGCTGTTCATGCCAAACAGGGCACGCTCCCCGCGCACGATACGAACCACGGCACCGGTGTAGGGGCTTTTGGCGTAGGCATAGGCGGGCAGCCCCGCCTCATCATAGGTCATTTTCATGGGATTGGTCTCCTTTTTCGGTTTTGGCCGCTTGTGCGGCATACCGGCGGCAAGCGCCGGGTGTTTCTTTCTCCAGCTGCACACTCTATGTCGGATTGCCTCCGGCGTCACGGTCTGAGTGTAGCCCATCATCCTGCACACGCTGCTGATCGGCGCGCCGCCGTAGTAGTACAGGATGCTTTCCAACATCACCTCCGGCGGCACAGGGTTGTAGATGCGCTCAACAGACGGGCCGCGGGATCGCTTATTCTGAGGATGCGCCGCGCGGAAAGCGTCAAGACTGGCATAGCCCAGACTTTCCAGCAGGGTGCCCTCATCCACACACAGGCACTCGGCGCAGATTCTCAGCTGGCGGCGGGCGTTGGTGCAGTTCCTAAGCCTTGATTGTACCCAGTTCAGATCCTCCATTGTCATCAGCAGATCTGTCTTGCCAGCGCGGTGGCCGGGATGCGCTTGTCACGCCCGGCCCCGATCCATCCCTCAAAATTGCGGCAGACCTTGCGCGCGGCGTAGGGGTCTGTGCCGTAAACGATGTGTGCGGCCTCGGGCACTGTCACCAGCTCGCCCGCAGCCTCATGCCGGATGCGCTCCAGCGCATCACGGTAGCCTTGCTTTTCGCGTGCCATGTTTACCTCCTTGTGTTGCCTGCATCTGCCCGGCGTGGTACAATCGGGGCAGAGTAGTAATTGCCGTCTGGGGCGCTTTTACCGGAACTATCGCGCTATTTTCAAAATAACTGCGATGGTGTTGACAATCGCCGTAACGGTAACTGCGGCCAGCGTCAGGTTGTTGGCCAGTTCAATGCGCTGTTTGCGGTGCTTATTTTCAAGATTGTTCATAGGAGTCACCTCCTGCGTGTGTTCGGGGATGGATATGTCGTTGTGTAATTGGAGCTTGAAATTTCTTCAATATAGTGATAAAGTTTTGATGAGGTGTTATTATGCGGCGACGGTACTGGTCTTTTTTCAATCGTGCAAAATACTCAGTCTTTTACTACGAGAGATATCAGGAACATTGCAAATTCATCCTGCGTGCAATTAAAATCGTCTTGGCTTTGGTATCCTGCGGCAGCATAGCTGCATGGAGCATTTGGACGCAGTTCCCAGCTGCGTGGGCCTTCATCCTTGCATGCGCACAGGTAGCTTCCATCCTTCAGACGAATCTGCCTTACTCAAAAGACATCATTTGCTTGGATTTTGCCATTCCGAAAATGAACAAACTTATGATTGATATTACACATACATGGGATGAAATCGACCAAGGAAAACTTACTGATTCCGATATCTCCGATGCAATCCAAAACTATGAGCATAACATTCAGGACATTGTAAACCAGTATCTTTCCAGCCTTGATATGGCACAAAGTTTTTTGTGTAAAAACAAAGCAACCAAAGACCAAAAAGCATTTTTCGCATTTTACGATAAGGAAACAGAGGAGGTGAACAATGATGCCCAAACCAAATGTACCAGCAGCACCCCCGCCAAGTGATTACAGGAATCACGCCCCGCAGCCTACGTACCGCGCGCCGACTCCACCACCACCGCCACCCAAAAGTTCTGACAAATAACCGCATGAGGAAGCCGATTGCTTCCTCATCTTTTGTTATTGCGCCAAAATACCGTCTGCACCAGACTTAATATTTGTGCACCAAACGCGGCACCCATAAAAAAGCTGAACCAGTCCAATGCACCACCTCCTTTACGTGTCCAAGGTGGACACATTACTATTGTTTGAGTAGATAATCTATCGAGCAATCGAATAGCGTCGCCATTTTTTCAAGCGCACTCTGCGGGATGCTTCCATGCGCCATCCAATTATAAATCGTCTTCCTTGTTACCCCCAGCGCATTCGCGAGGTCTGCTATCGTCATGCCTTTTCTGCTACGTTCAGCATTGATATTTGGATAAGGCATCAAATTCACCCCCTATAAGCCTTTTCTTGTGTAATACCCGTATTGGGTATCTGTATATTATAATATACTCATTTTGAGTAATTGTAAAGTAAAAAAGTGCCCGAAATGGGTATTCATTATTTGTGCATATTGCCCATTTCGGGTATTTTTAATTGACTATTTACTCAAAATGTGTATCATAGTTATAAGGGAAGGAGGCAACGTCATGAATAGACTGCAAGCGTTGCGTACCGAGAAAGGCATAAATATGAAAGAGGCCGCCCAGGCGCTGAGTATGCCGTACACAACGTATGTCAATTACGAAAAAGGTACTCGAGAACCGAGTTCGGAGGTCCTAATCAAATTAGCCAAGTTTTATGATACAAGTATCGATTATCTGGTCGGGAAGGTCGAACGCGTCGCACCCATCCCCGCCGGGTTCCAGCCGCTGCCGAAGCGGGACCGCATCCCGCGTGTGGGGCAAATCGCCTGCGGCACGCCCATCCTCGCGGAGGAGAATGTCGAGGCCTACGATGAAGTCCCCAGCGAGTGGCATGCCGACTTTACGCTGCTATGCCAGGGCGATAGCATGGAGCCAAAAATCAAAGACGGCGATGTCGTAGCCATCCACAGCCAGCCGATGGTCGAGAACGGCGAGGTCGCTGCCGTCCTGATCGATGGCGAGGCCACCCTCAAGCGCGTGTTTCTGTTCGATGACCACATCGAGCTCCGCGCCGAAAACCCCACATTTCCGACTATCCTGCGCATCGGCGAGGATATGAACACCATCACCATCGAGGGCAAGGCCGTTGGCCTCTGCCGCAAACTGTAAAAAGGTATCGGATATGAGTAAGCAAAAGTTGACCGTAAGTGACTGCCATTTTTATGGGATTGTTTTTTCTGTCTTAGGGGTTGCTTTAATCGGTATATCTATCGCATTATTTACGCTGAGCTTCTTTGCCGGGGTCTTTCTCTTCCTGTTTGGTGTCTTCCTGCTGTTTTTTTCATCCGCAATGCGCAGCAAAGAGAAAGAACTAAAGGGCCAAAAGGCTCAGGCCGAAGAAAGTGCAAAGAAGCAGGCTGCTGCAGAAAAAGCGCGCTCCGATATGAAATTGCGTCAACAAGAATACGCCGAGCAGCGCCGTAAGCAGGTAGAGCAAGCATCCGCTGCGTTTGCCGCGATACCCCGCGCAGCAGTTGAACAGCTTCCTGCCGCCCCTGATGACGGCAGTGAAGCACTTGAATGTAAGCATACAAGCCTGACATCCCGCAGCAATCTGGATGAATTTGTTGTCATTGATACTGAGACAACGGGCTTGAACAAAAGCCGTGACAAAATTGTTGAACTTGCAGCCGTACGCTTTAAAAACGGCAAGGCTACGGAAATCTTTGAAACGCTGGTGAACCCCGGAAAAGCCATCCCCGCAGATGTTTCCGCCATCAACCACATCACAGATGATATAGTTGCCGATTGTCCCACTATTGAGCAGATCATGCCCGCGTTTGACCGCTTTGTTGGTGCCAGCGCTGTGGTCGGCCATAATCTTGATTTTGACTTGGGATTCATCCTAGCCGCAGGAAGCCGCATTGACCATATAAAGCGCAAATACTATTGCACGTATGAGCAGGCCAAGCGGATGCTTAAAAAGCCGCGGCGAAAATGGGACGCAGAGCTTCAGACCTATATGGAAGATTTCGATAGTGATTGGGATGTAGAGAATCACAAGCTCGGGACTTTATGCACTTACTATGGTATCGTAGTTCCCGACCAGCATCGTGCCGCTGCCGATGCCTACGTCACCGGCCAACTTCTGTTGCACTTGGCCGAAACAAGGAAAAGCAAATAAAAAACGCCCACAGTGCGCCAACACCGTGAGCGTATAGATCAGCGTGTCCGGAGTGGACACAATACCGACCAGCAGGGGAAGAGGCCACCCTCAAGCGCGTATATTATGACGGCAGCACCATCACATTAGTCCCCGCCAACAGTGCCTACCGGCCAAAGATGTACAGTGGGCCTGAGCTTGATGACATCCAAATCGAAGGGTTTGTCACAGGCTACACCCATTGGTTTTAGGCAAAGCCGTCGGCCTGTTCCGGAAGTTGTAAAAAGCAAGACGAAAATATTTTAGGAAGGTTGCACCATAAAATGTCTGTACAGATGAGCATTGAACAGCTGCAAACCCATATTGAGAAAGCCCTAAATGAATTAGATGCATTGTTAAGTGGGTGGATGGTTTCGCCTGATGTCAATGACCAAAAGCGTGCGCAGATACTCTCTTATTGGATAAAGACATATACGCGCATGCTTCGGCAAGAGAAAAATTTCAATCCCGCTTCCATTCCCCGGCTTGGCAGACGGCAAATCGTTAACGTAGACTTTGGATTTCGCGTTGGTTCTGAACTTGGCGGCTTGCACTACGCTGTAATAATGGACAAGAAAAACAGTCAAAATGCCAATACAGCAACTGTTGTTCCATTGGGGTCTTTAAAGGAATCTTTTGTTCCGACCAGAAATAAAGTAAAACTCTCCAACGGGGTTTACGATTCCTTGCAGGAAAAGGCACAAGCACAGTTAAACCAGTCAACAGCCATTATTAATGGTTTTGTGTCAGATAGTGAATTGTTAAAGCTTTCCGAGGAAAAGCGAGCTGAAGAAATTGGCCGTCGATATACTTTAGCAAAAAGTATGCTGGATGGCGCTCGCGCCAGCGTAGAAAAGATGAAGAAGTTAAAGCATGGAAGTGTTGCTAATATAAGCCAGCTAACAACAATTAGCAAGATGCGGATAAAAGAGCCGGTCACGCCAAAAGATGCTCTTTATGGTGTTAAGCTGTCTATGGAGGATATGGCCGCAATAGAGCAGGGAATTATAGAGCTATACATAACCAAAGGAAATTTTAAAAATTCTTAAATTCAAATCATCGTTGGTTGACATTCTGCATATACTTTGATAGAATACTATTGTAACTTTGCTGCTTCGGCAGCAGCGCGTAAGCGCAATTAGTATTTGCGAAGGTCAGCCATAGCAATGTGGCTGACCTTCGCTTTTTTACGAAATAAAAAACGCCCACGGTGCTACCAACACCGCAGGCGTTCAAGATCAGCGTGTCCGGAGTGGACACAATACCGACCAGCATCCGTATTGTACCACCTCCGGACACGCTTGTCAAAGTGTATCCATAAGGAGGTTTTTACATGGCAAAAACGAAAAAACGCGCGGACGGCCTGATCGAGCGTTGCCGCGTCATTGATGGCAAGACCCGCCACTTCTACGGCCGCACCGCAAAGGAGGTGCAGGCCAAGATCGATGCGGCCCTCATCGAGGCCAGCACCCGCCGGGACAGGGGAGACCCCTTCTGCGAGGTCGCAGAGGCGTTCTGGCGCGCCAAGGAGCCGTGCATCAAATACGGCTCCCGCCGGGGCTACCGCCACAAGGTGGAGCTCGCCAAGGGCTGGTTTGAGGGGCAGGGCATGCGCGAGATCACCAGCACCGACATCAACCGCGAGCTGATGCACATGGCCGCGCAGGGCTACGCCTACAAAAGCATTGCCGGGCAGAAGTCGGTGCTCTCCCTGATCTGGCAGTATTGGTGCGCCGAGATGCACGGCGATGCAAACCCCTGCACGCTGCTCAAGCTGCCGCAGGGCCTGCCCCAGACCAAGCGCCGCGCCCCCACAGAGCAGGAGATCGCCGATGTTAAGGCCCACCCCGAGGGCTTCGGCCTCTGCCCGGCCATCATGATGTACGCCGGCCTGCGTCTGGGCGAGGTGATGGCGCTGCAGAAGAAGGACCTCGCTGACGGCGCAATCCATGTGTGCAAGGCCGTGGTCTGGCACAACAATTACCCCGAGCTGGAGGAGCCGAAAACCGACAGCGCCTACCGCACTGTGCCCATCCTCAAGCCCCTGCAGGATGCACTCGGCAGCCGGCTGGCCGATCTGACCGATGAGGATTTCATCTTTGGCGGCAAAAAGCCCCTGACGAAAAGCCGATACCAAAACGCATGGCTGCAATACTGCATCGGCATCGGCCACGCCCACGACAGCGGCAAGCGCTACAAAACCGGCAAGACCAGCGTCACCGGCGAGGCACTCTACAAGGCCGTGCTGGAGGCTGACTTCACCGCCCACCAGCTCCGGCACGAGTTCGCCAGCGTGTTGGTCGAATGCCAGATTAGCCCGCAGGTTGCCAAGGAGCTGATGGGCCACGCAGACATCCTGACAACCCAGCGCTGGTACGCCGAGGCCAAGGCCAGCGCCGTCGATGAAGCCGCACGGATCCTCAACGCGCACTTCACCGCATAA